TTAATGTCAGAACATTTTGCAAAAATAAAATTACAAGAAATATAATAATTTTTAAAATATTTGTCATTAACTTTATCTTTATTTAATACTGAATCAAACTCAACAACTTCACCATGCAAATCCAACTCATCAAAATCTCCATCTACAATCCATTTTGTTTTCCAATTATGTTTACCTTGAACAGTGGCTGTAGCCTGTCTAGATATTATTCTCTTTTCATTGTTCTTGGTTAATTCTTCTATGTCATCTATTAAGGCAGTGTCCCAGTTAAGTTCAAAATCTGCATGAGCATCTATTCCTAAGAAATACTGTTCATCGTCTATTAGACCTCTTATAGCCTCTCTAATGCCCACTATGCCTGGCATCCCATCTGCAACATCGCTATCTCTAACAATTTTTACGTTATTAAACATAGATAAATCTGGCTCTTGTTTATAGTTAAGCCCAAGTCCAAATACAATATTTTCTGGATAGTATGCTGTATCTAATATGTGGTTCATGGTATCTACCAAATGGGTATCTTCCCATGCTGGAATTGATACAAATATTTTTTTATTTTTCATTTTTCTCCTTATATTTTTTATAGAATTGTTCTGCCCAGTATTTATGAAAGACTGTGCCATGATGTCCATCTCGTTTTTCCATAGCGATAGAGTTTTTATTTAAAGCAATATAATCTTCATAAGCACGTTCCTCAACTATGGAGGTGTCTACAAAATTATCTGAGTGCAGATTAAAAAGTTCTAAATCATTAATAAACTCATAATTCCATGTGCTCCAAAAAAAATCTGTTTTAGTTTTGCTGAGTAGGCTTTCAAAAATTTTAATACTTAAATAGTTATGAATTAAAACCGTATTATAATCAGACTCCGTATACTTTCCTAAAGTTGGCTGTTCTGTCTTTTGATCAAAAGCCCCTACTCTATAAAAACCACTAAACAAATTATAATCATCTGCATGCATATATGCAGATTGCCTTGGTACGTTAGGTAACATAAAAAATATTGCATCTGGTAGGCCAAACTCTTTTATGTATTCTGATACGACATTTACAATTTCATCTACCCCTCCGCCAGGAATTCCTATTGAAAAAAAACCAGAACATGTATCATCTTTATTGATGCTATCATATAACATCTTGCTCCAGCAATCTTCTATAACGGAGCCCTCTCCCCAAGTTTCTGAACATCCAGCAAACAATATGTGATTTTTATCAAGGTGATCTTTTTTAAATTCATCACATCTCCAACCATAACTGTTTGTTTTTAAATAATATTCTATTCTTTCATTAGTTATGTAATGAGATATGGAATCTATTCCATCAAAATTTTTCTCTCTATAGTGTGTTAGAGTTGAAAATGGATATTCTTTATTATAGACTTCTGGCCTAACATCCACTGTTTTGTATTTCCATTTACGAGACATTATACGATTAAGTCCTTTTTATATACATTCTGCCAATTAATTATATCAGTTTCATCATTTAACAATGGTTGGCCTTTAATATTTAAACTAGTATTTAATAAAATTGGAACCTTAGATATTTTGTACCATTTAGACAGTAATTCGTATAATCCAGGATGCTGTTCTTTATTTACAGTCTGAACCCTAGAAGTTCCATCCTTATGAACTACTGAAGGGATAAGGTCTGGCTTTAAACACTTAACGGCATACTGCATATATGGACTTGTAAAACTCATATCAAACCATTTACTTGCATGTTCTTCCATAACAACAGGAGCAAACGGTCTAAACAACTCTCTTTTTTTTATTTCATTTACCTTATTTTTAATTTCAGGATCTCTTGGATCAGCAAGTATGCTTCTATTTCCTAGTGCTCTTGGTCCATATTCTGCTCTTCCACTCGCTACCGCCGCAATTCCGTTATTCACTATTTCATTTAATGCTGCATCGACTGGATAGTTATCTCCTAAATCATATCCAAGAAATGGTGTTTTAAAATCAATGTGCTTTCCGTACAATGCTGCTGCTGCACCCAGAGAACTTCCAGCATCTCCAGGGTTTGGCATAATCCATATATCATCAAATATATTCCACAACAATGTATTAGCAGAACAATTAAGAGCACACCCACCCATAAAAACTAATTTATTTTTTTTAGTTAATCTTTTTGCCATATACATAAAATCTATTAACTTTATTTGATAAACTTCTTGTACTGCTGCGGCAATATCAAACCTATCTTGCTCAGTTATTTCTGATCCCCAATCAAAAATTCCTTTATGAAAATTATATTTTTGATAACCAATTGACGGAAAGTATTCTAAAACTCTATTAAGATATTTTTGTTTATCTCCATAAGCCGCCATCCCCATCATAATATACTCTTCTTGGTTTGGCATCAGACCAATCAATTGAGTAAAAGCAGAATAAAACAAACCAAAACTAAAAGGATAATTATCTTTGTACATTAACTTAATATCATTTCCTTCTCCAGTCCAAATAGTAGAAGTATTAAACTCTCCAATTGAATCAAGCACTACTATCACTGCATCATCAAACTTGCTAGTATAGTACCCTGCTGCAGCATGCGAGTAATGATGTTTAAAATTAGTCCTTGGTATTGCATTAAGATAAGTATGTTCAAACCAAGGCTTACCGCCACCAAAACCACCACGAGTTTTAACTCTTACTTTCTTTAAAAATGGATTTTCATAGTAGGCTATTTGATCTGGAATCCCATACTCCAATGCATTATCCATTAAACCCTTGTTGGTAAACCAATCATTTTTAACTTTGCTATATCTTTCTGCGTGTCCAGAAAATAACACCTTATCATCTTTAATTAAAGATATAGAAGCATCATGTGTTGTTTCATTAATTCCCATGATCAACATTTATAGCCTCCTGTAACTGAAACTCAGCCTCTTTAAACCAAGCATAATGAACTGCTTCGCTTGGATGGGTACCGTCATTTCCTATGATTGTCATGTTTTTTTCTTTATTTTGTATAAACCAAAATACATTTTTTGAAAATCGTTCTTTATCTACATCATAATAACTATCAAATGATTCTTTCATTGTTTTATTCATATATGTTTCAAACTTTTGTAGATCAACATTTATAAAATCAGTTATTCCAGGAATTGGATCAGACCAACTAGTAGAAAAAATTTTAGCATTATTAGTTTTACAGATATCTTCCAAAATACTATACAGATTAAAAACAAAAATATCTAATATTTCTCCACTTTTAATATCGTCCATTGAATTGCAATTAGTATTGAACTTATACCAATCCCTTCCCCAATTTGGAAAAAGAATAAAAATAAAATCTGGACAACCATATTTAGCAATATACTTTAATGTATTTATCATTATTTCTATTGGAGATGCTCCAGAAGAACCTATGTTAAAATAGCCACTACATAAATTTTTTTTATTTATTTCATCATATAGTTTATAAGACCAACTTTTTTTAATATGATTTACTCCACATCCCACAGTTATTGAGCAACCACTAAATAGTACGTTTAATCTACCCGCTTTTAAGGTTTGCAATCTATCTGATACATAAACATTTGTCTTTACTTCCTTTAAATCTGCATCAAGAAAATGAGCCATTATGTTTTTATTTTTATGTAATAAGTATTTAAAATGTTGAGGTCTTGTTGTTTTATCATTATCCATGATATCTTTATAATTCATATTAATATATAAAATCTCTTTTTTTAAAATGTTTTTTATTTTTTCTTAACCAAAAATAAAACTTAATTTTATATATTATTTTTTTCATTCTTGACCAGTAGAGTTTCTAATCATGTGAGATGGCACATTATGAAACCAAGTTGGTAATGCATATCTTGGTCCTTTTAAAACAGAATCAACTTCGTGAACATATAAAAAGTTGGATGGAAAAAACACAATGCTACCTGCTGATGGCTTAATGGTTACATTTGATTGTTTAAAGGTTATCTCTCCGCCAACGTAATCATCATTAAGGTATAACAATACAGATAAAACTCTGGTACTCACACCTTGATCTTGATGTGGTGGCAAGTATCCAGACTTGTCATATCTTAATAAACTAGTTGCGTGTTCTTTTGCTTTAACATTTTTTTGTGCAAATGGATATAACTTTGTTGAATAGTGTAACAGTGCTTCATCAATTGATCCATGTATTCTAGAAGATATGTTTCTTTGTTCATCTTTAAAAGCATCATCTTCTGATATCTGTTCCATAGTTGGAATAAATTTTTGCCAACAAAATATTTCGTTTGTTCCAGCACTATCATTAATCCAAGGAGACCACGGTTGAAGAACTGTTCTTTGTTTAATATCTGGGGAACTATTTAAAAACCTTTCTTCTAAGTCTTCTATGTTTCTTATAATCTGATCAGTATTTTTTACAATATTTTTATAATATACTAAACCTAAATCTAATACTTCATGATCTATTGAAGTCACGCTCTGCAGCCTCTCTTTCTAATGGATACTGTACGGCTTGCCAAGTTGGATTCTTATCTTCCCCCAAGAAATCTGGATCTGCATGTTCTGGAAGTGATGTGTGCATATATAGTGCAGTGTATCTATGACCTTCAGTTACTTCAGTAATACCGTGAATATATTCTGTACCAGAACTTGGAAAGAATACTGCAGAATATTTTTTAGGCTGGTATACAAAGTCTTGATTAGGAAAAAATATTTTACCACCCTGATATTCTGGAGTTTCATTTAAATAAATTATTGTACTAAATTCTATAAATGGTTCTGGACCTTGTGCATCTAAGTGTAGTCCACCTCTTGTACCTTTTATCCAGTGTGATCCAAAACTTTTAAACACATATATTGGATTAAGAAATCCGTTATAGGATCTGTGTATTTCGTTAGACTTATTTCCATACTTAATCATAATATCCATGACCGTTTTATTGTATGGTAATGATGTACCACCGTATCTTTTACTATAGTATTCTGGATAAGGATTAACTTCTGATGGGTTATGTTGCTCCCTTATTAGGGTATCTGCGTCTTCTTTGGTTATGAAATTATCCACTACCGCGATTCTATGCATACTGTTCCTGTCTTTTCTCTATTATATCATTAATCAATATAGTTTATTTTGGTCATAAATCTTTTAGAGTCTATACCGTCAAACTCTGAATCTGTTGGGTTATAAGAAACATCGTTAATTTCAAAGGGCAGGGGGTGTGTTTTTTCTATATCCAAGCCATTGATGTTATAAAAATCTAAAATAGGAGACATGAGGGGAAGACCTATATCTATATAATCATTTTTTTCATTTTTAATTAACTTAATCATTTGATTATAGTTGTGATATTTAGAAAAAACTGTATAAAGCGTTTCAAGATTATCTAGCCCTTCTTTTTTATAAAAATTATCTGGACAACAGAATACTTTTATATTATTAGCGTGATACATTAAAGACAAAACCTCTTCCTCTCCATAGTATTTTAAATATGCGGGGTATCCAATGTTGCGTAACGTTTCGGTATGTCCAAATATAAGATCTCTGCCAACAAACTTACTACTAGTAAACTTATCCACTACCTCTTCTTCTTTTTTAAAATAAAATATTCCATCTTGTTTTAATTTATTTTTGTTTTTAACAGATACTATTGACCCTGAGTTTGGCAAAGCATTAATAAGTTCTTCGTCCCAGTTATCTTTTAAAAATATATTATCAGAAATAAACATAGTATATTTAAAACTAGAATTTTCTAATAATTGATTCTTGTAAAAACATGGACCTGATATATTGTCCCAAAGTATATGCTGATATCCACAATTCTCTATCTTATCAAAATAGTCTTGCCTTGTAAGGGTATGTTGATCAAAGATATGTAGATATATTGCATTTTTTTTAGATGACTTTTCTAATAAATTTTCTACAACTTCCTTTAACATTTTATTTTTATATGAATATATTACTACATCAATTGGATTTGGAAGATCAGTCTTGCTCATCTTGACTTTCTTTTCCCTTAATACCAAATATTTTTTTACGCCATGCTGTCTTTTTATAATACCCATACAGCATTGACCTTCTATTCTCTGCCTTAAACTCATGATCATCTATTTTTTTTATACTTGCATCTACCTCTAATTCCCAGTTATCTCTTTTAAACGGCAAGATTTGAAATATCGGAGTTCCCTTTTTTATTATTCCTTGAAAACCTTTTTTTAAAAAGAAAGCCGTAAATACTGGTAAACCCCAAATATCAGATTCAACAATACCAGACATAGTATAAAATGGTAAATCATGTCTATTCATGGGATGGGTAATTAAAACAGAATAGCCTGGAGGTGTTTCGTAATACCAGTTCATCCTCCATCCATAGTGTATTGGATGGCAGTTATCTGGTACTGGCAAATCAATTGTTGGTCTTTTGTCAACAATCATAACTTCACTATCCCAAGATAATTTTGGTTTTCCATTTTTATCTAACTCTACCAATAGATCATCTTCTAATAAATAAAAATATCCAGCAGTTAAAGAATCAAGAAAAGGCATACACATTTTTGTTGCAACTCTAGCACCATCTCCGCCAATGTTATTAACTGGATTTAAAAACTTGTCATCATTCCACACTTCATGTCTGGCTAAACTTTTGTACCACTCTGGAACATGTTTAATTGCAGGTTCTGGAGGTGTATACAAACCTTCATAGTTAGTTCCACCACCTGGTGTAAAAGATATTTTTAACGGTTCTTTCATTACTTATATTCTTTTTTTTGTCTAAACTTTTCTTTATAAGAATTTCTAAAACTACTTCTAACCATTAATCTTTGTTTCTCTATCTCATCTTTACCGCTTGAGTATGCCACACACTCTGATTCCCATGATTCTCTTTTGATTGGTATGGCTTGGATCAATGGTGTACCCTGCTTTATAATACCCTTAAAATCTTTTTTAATATACATAGAAAAATGTCCATCTGATGCAAACTTATCTGTATCAACAAATGCTTCAAACGCTTTAAATGGAACTGCATCTTGATGAAATGGATGAGTAAATATAGTACTATATCCTTTTGGTGTCATGATAGACCAAAATGGTAAAATTCTAAAAATTTGTTTATGATACATGTTATTGTCAACAGGATAATTAGATATTTGTTCTGCTGTGTGTGTTGCAACCATGTCATTACCAACAAATTTAAGTTCATTAGGAACACTCCATGTTATTTTTTCTGGGTTGGTAGCATCTACATACACGTCCATAGGAAACTTAATAATGTATCCAGCAGTCATTAAATCAAAAATTGGCATGCATCTTTTTATAGTTCCGCTACTACCACCCTTAGCAATAAAATCTTTATATTCATCACCTATAAAACCTGGTTGTTGTCTATACCACTCTGGAATAAATTTTGATGCTGGTTCTGGTTGTGGTGCAAACATTGCTGTCTTATCATTAAAAGGATAAAACTGAACTTTATTCATACATCTTCCTTACTCTCTCTATCATTATATCACTTGCTTCAAATCTAATATTATACATTGGGGCATACCTTGGTATTTTACCAAATTCATTGTCAACCATATGGTTGCCTTTATCTTTAAAATGAAAGTATACAAAGTCAGTCTCAATCATTGTTGTACCTTTAGGTATTTTTTTAAAATTCATAACTCCTGGATATATAACAAAAGGAGAATCCTCTGGCTGCTCTATAAAAGCCTTAATTTCTTCATCAATAAGCCACGGCATATAAAATCTAAAAACACCAGCAAAACAATCTTTAGGCAACTCAGGAGGCTCTTGATCTGATAAGTAGTACTGTCTAATCCATGGTCTATCTAAACTATACAAACCATCTTCCTTTTGAAGTAAAAATATTTCAGCATGATTTGTTTGTTGCAGCGTTACTTCACTACCTTTAATACTTAATAGTTTAGGTTTTGGGTATAGTTTACTAGCATATAAATTTATTGGTTTTATAATACTGTCAGTATACTGATCTTTAATTCCTTCTTGATAAGAAAGCCATCTTGAAGTAACCCTAGATCTTTCATTTATATACAAAAAAGATTCAGATTTAGATTTATACCAAATGTTAAAATCTAAACTTAGTGGATCAAGTATTTCTTTACTCACTCTTCTTCTGACCAATCCTTATTTAATAATTCTTTTGGTATAACCTTGTACCCACTTCTATCAATACCAATCTCATATCCCTTTTCAGCCTCTATCCAACCCAACAAATTAACTGTTCTATATTCTGAGTCTGATAGTTCTGCACCCCAAATAATTAAACCACGATTAAGATCTTTTTCACGCACTGCTGGACCAGACTGTGTTCTTACTCTTCTTACCTCTATGTTTGTTCCTACGTCTGGCATATCTTTATACTTCTTATGCTTTCTACCGTCCCAAACTGAGGCATGCCAATACTGGTT